TAATACTATGTAAGATCTCTAACTCCGACTGGCCATATCCGTTACGTAGTATATCTGTCGACTGATTGCGTACGCAAAAAGCCATCTCCCAGGGATACCACACTATGGGTTCTTGCGTAACAGGGTTACGCTGTATCTCTGTCCCCCACACCTGACAGTATCGAGGAAGAAAGCCGAATATTTCATCGTACTTCTTAGACTCGTTATCATAACAACGCATGTCGACGGTCTCAAGCAACCTCACAGTCGAAGCATCGATCGCCTTATGTGCGAAGAGTTCGAAACGGCGAGTTCTCTGACACTCGAAGGTCGCCTGGTCATAAGTCAGAGAATCGTCTATGATGAGCTCTACATAGTCGTGGAAATCGTCGTACATATCCCACTTCGCCATGTTTATCCTCTTATCTTTGTTGTCATAAGGGACTCTAGAATTCTCGAGATACAATACTATCTTCTCTATACGTCTCTTTATGTCGTCTGTAAGTTTCTCGGTCTGTTTTGCGTCATCAAACAGCCCTCTCTTCTTACGGATAGTATACCCCTCTCTTTGATCGTCAGTAGAGAATGTTAGAAAATTGCGAATCTGGTCCTTTCGCGTCTTCTTTATCATCTTAGCGATATGAATATCACCCATACGCTTGAGAACATCGAACGAAACCTTCTTAACCTCAGTCTTATACCCATTACCGGAGTACGATGACGAATATGGATCAAACATAAAAGCTCTTACAGCGTTCTTCTTAGCACTCTCTGCATTGCGAAGGTACTGTTGAGCTTTGTATATCTCTGTCGGATCAGAAGATCGCAGAGCCTCATCTAACAGCAAACTCTTCTGTATTGTAAGCTCTGCGATCTTTCCGTCGACGTCACTAAATGACATCTTCTTCTCTTCTGGCATCCTGCCTATATGAATGTTTTATCCGTTATTCTGCAGCCTCTGTCACGGTCACAACCCAATCCTGAGTAGTCTCTCCGTCGCCTGCGGTGATCGTGTATGTGACAGGATTTGTGAAGTCGTTCTCAGTCTCTGCGCTGACCTGCGCAGTCTCTCCGATGGCGGCTGTAGCCTGTGCGCTTAGAGTGAATGTGGCCACAAGAGCCGCGAGAGATGTCCCGTTGGCAACCTCGATAGCAACAGTGTGAGCTTCGGCGTCGATGGTCGCTACACCTGTCTGCTCTGCCAGTGAGAATGCTGTTATATCTGTCTCTGTATTGTCTAGAACAGTCGCAGTGGCTGTCCATTCTTCCTTGGTCTCTCCATCTTCTGCAGTCACTGTGTACACCACAGGATTTGTAAAGTCTGTAGCCTCTTCTGATGCGGGATCTACGGTCGCCCCATGAGACAATGTTATCTTAGGCGCCAGTGCTGTCACCGCCTGACCATAGAGTACGTTGAACGCGACTGTCTTGGCTTCTGCATCTATGACTACAGCACCCTCAGCTTCTGCTACAACGAAAGCTGTGATCGCTGTTGCTGTGTTAGGAGCTATCTGTACGGTAACAGTCCATACCTTCTCGTCGCCATTCTCGGCGGTCACCGTATACTCTACAGAATCTGTAAAATCCGTAGCCTCTCCCGATTCCGGATCTACGCTATCGGCGTTCTCTGATATGGTGATAGTGGGCTCAAGAGCTGTCACGGTAGTTCCGTATGCCATGACTACTAATATCGTCGCCAGGTCGCTATCAATGACTGTATCGCCGATCTGACTAGTAATCTCAAACGTCAAGATCTCTGCTCTGTAGTCTAGCGCGGTACTCTTCACACTCTCTGCTGTCTGACCCTCATAGACACTCATGTTGAGGTTGTTTGCCTCGGCGAGTGCCTCCATCTCTACCATAGTAAAAGAGTCTCCAAGTTTGTTGGGCATCCCGAAAGCGAGATATCCATCTGCGCAGCCAGGAATAAAATTGCCCGTGCCGAGGCGATAATGCTGATCTAATACCTTTAACTGGTCATCACCTGCGACACCCGAGATCTTGAGGATCTGTGTCCACGACTTATCGTAA